CAATTGCGCGCGTTGTTCAATCTTTTTGGTCTCGCCGTTGAACGTCGCAACCGCCCGTCGCAGGGAAGAATCAAACTTCCGGATATCGGCGTCCAGGGAAACGACAAGACGTTCAAGATCGGTTGCCATCAGGCGTTACCCTTTGTCTTCAAATACTGCCAGACGTCGTCAACTTCCGACTTGGACAGGGACTTGCCGTCATCAGTCGTGTTCGCCTTTATATATCCGTCCACGGCAGCAAGAAACTGCCACATGCTCATTTTGTTGACTTCCTGCGGCGTGAAGCCGATCGCGGCACCGGTTCCGTAGATGGCGGCAAATCTGATTTTTCCGTTGGGAAGGTCGTCGATTGGACTTCCGTTGGATTTGCCGCCTCGCGCTCCCCCACTGGTTCCTCCGGAGCGCCAAGCAAACCAGCCGTCAAAATCACGATAGCGACATAGTGATTTTCAAGCGGTGGTCTGTCCTCGACGTACCGACGAACCAACTGCAGCGCCTTGGTCGGCGTCATGTCATGGCCGGCACCGATCAAGCCGAGACGAATGACGTTCGAAATATCTTCGATACGCCATTCTCCAGACTGCAACCGGTTCAGGACGACATAAGGGCCGGCATTGCACCGCTCCTGGAGTTCGGCAAGTTCACCCCAACCGAGCCGAAAGCTGTAATCGCCGTCGGCCCAGGTCAGATCAAGGCGAGCGTCGCGCATTACGTCACCACGCGGACCATTTCGCCATCGGACTGCATGGACACGGTCAGCGTCGCGCGCTGTCCATTCGATGCGCCGGATTCGATGCTTTCGACTTGCATCAGACCCGTCCAGGTCAGCGTTTTGGTCGGGAATTCCATTTCGATACGAACCGGAACGGAATCGATACTCTCGACGGCGTCCATCCAATCCTCAACGGACTGTTCAGCAAGCACACCCTCGCCGCTGATCGACATGGACAGCGATGTTGCATCGCGGCCGACCCAATCCACGGCATCCGGATCGTCGCAATCCGGAATGTTGACTTCCTCCAGATTCTTGGAAATCGTCATGGACCGCTGCGTGAAGCCGCAAGGCGACGCATAAGTGATAGGAGCGGAACCCGATCCGAGAAGGACACGGAACATACCACTCTTGATTGTGACGGCCTTAGCCATTAGATTGTATCCTTTCGATCAGATCAACTACTAGTTTCTTCCACAACCGCATTGAAGCGGATTGCGGCATGCTTGATCGCACCGTCCACAAGGAAATCAGTGCGCCAATGGTAAAATTCCACAACTGCAGTTTCGGTCAAGTCCGGTTCGAACCCCTTCAATGACTTTCGCACCGCTCCTGCAATTACAGACACTTCGGACTGACCCGGCTCATTGGACCAGACGTCGACTTGTATCATGATTTCACCGCCGTCGATACAGTCCACCAGTTCCGGCGCATAGTTCTGCGGACCAAGCGAAATATAAGGCAAACGAACGGCAGTGTTTGACTGCGGAACTTCGTCATAGATGCGCGAATGGACCATTGCGACCAGCGTTGCATCTGCAAGCATCTGGTCCACCATCGCACCACGCAACTCGGTCATAGGGTCAGCCATTGGCCGCTATCTCCTTTGCTGCGCGGGTGATAGCTCGACTGACACGCGACCGAGCGGACCGCCGGCCGGCGCGGAAACCGACATAAAAAAACGGCTGCGCGCGGACGCCTGGATTAGCGGCACCGGCAAACTTGCCGCCGCTGGTAAATGGCTGCGTCCCGAATTCGATGAAACGGGCATAAAATGCATCACCGCCGCCCGCGAATATCGTAATCCGCATATTGCCTTCACGCGACTTGATTTGCCCGATCTTGAGCGATCCTTTCGGAGCGTCACCCCATGTCCAGGAAATCGACATTTGCAGATCGCCCGAATCGACCGGCGCGAGACCTTTCATCAGCATGACAATCTGGTCCGCCGACTGTTCCATAGCTTGACGGACGCGACGTTCTGCCAACGACGGAAAAGCCTTGAGCTTGCGAAGTAGACTATCCTTACCCTTGATCGTCGTGGTCATCCCGGCGCACCTTCCCGGACAAGGAAATCGATCCACCGGCCGTCCTCGCCAACGTCGGTCATGGACAGGATTTCAAACAAGCGTCTCGGTTCGCCCGTTTCGTTCATACCCTTGCGCGCGTCAAATGCACGCCAAGAAGCATCAACCATTCGTGACCGCCGATCGGCGCGGACCGTCATCACATACGGCTGTTGACCGGTCATGCGACCAGCGATCACCTGTTCGTTACCGACCAGTCGCGGTTTGAGACGCGCAGCCAACGTGAATTGGTCCGTCCAGTCGCTATAATCGCCGGGACGTCCGGTATTATGGCGATACTGAAACGTCACCCGTTCCCGTAATTGCTGCGCGTGATCAACGGTCATTCGCTTGGCGTCTCCGTTGGTTCGGTGTCACGGCTGGTCTTTTTCATTTCGACCGCAGCCTTGGCCTTTATAGCGGCTTCGGCACACTCACGGACCACGTTGACTGTGTTTCCGGCTTTGTACGAAAGCGTTACGGACCGCTTCGGTTTGTAGTCGAAATCGGATGTAAAACGAACCCACATAGTCCAATCCTCCGGTTAACGGCTCACGCCTGGAGACACGATCTTGACCGAAAGAACGGTCGTCGACTTGGCAATGCCAATTTGGCAAACGTTCTCACCGGAACCGACATCCGCGTCCGGACAAATACCGCCAGCGGTGTCGCTGAGATAGTACGCTGAACCAGCGGTCAAAACGGCGTTCATGGTGATATCGCCCGATTTCGCCACCGTGACCGGCTGGTTCAGCGACGCGCCGTTGAGCGCGACACCGCCGGCTGTCTTGGCTGCAGCGGTTGCGGAATTGCTGTCCGCGAGCATCCACTTTTTCGACGTTGGGCTTTTATAGACAGCCTTGCCGGCGGTGATCGTCTCGCCCGCCAGACCAGATTCCTTGACAGCATTGTCAGCAGCGACAACTGCTGTGTTCGTGATAACCAAGTCAGCCATTTCACCATCCCCAGGTTAAGCTATAGCCGGATCACGCAAGCGATAGACAAGCGCAACGGCTGGATTTCTCGGATCGCCCGTTCCAAGTCCTGATATCATATCGGAACCCTTGTCGCCACCATCATAAAGTGCCTGTGCGACCAGCATGATAGCTGCGCCGACCCGCGCCGGGACCGTCGATTCATTCCATCCATGATCAGGCTTTTTCAGATAGTCGATTACCGCGTCTTCCGCCTGTTTCAACGCAAGTTCGACATCCGGCAACCGATCGTCCTGTCCGGTCGGATCAAGGTCCAAACGGATGCGAGCGGCGAAAACCTCGACAGGGATAAGCATATCAACGGCCTCCCAACTTGACAGGCGTCGGTGCCTTCGGAATTGTCATGACGCCGTCTTTTCCATTCTGACCGCGCTTGACCGACAACAGCCACTCATCACCGGAACCCGGCTTGGCCGCCACGCTATCTTTCTGCGCGATCCATCGCGAACCGCCCCATGTCACGCAGTCGCCGCGTGCATATGTCTTGCCTTCCGAATAGACGCCACGGTCCAGGATGACCGGCATAACCAACGGGAATTCCTTCCGATGGTCGCCACGCTGGAACACCAGCTTGATCGTCCGTTCACCATCATAGTCGACCGACATGTCCTCAAAACCAAAGCCGTCGCGCGGTTTCGGCACGGTATCGAACATCGCCTTGATACTGGACAAGACGTGGTCCATGTCGACATCCTTCCCGACGACGCAGCCGACGTCTTTCGTCTTGCCGGTGGAAAGGGTCAGGACCAAATGATCATTTTTGTCGATAAAGGCGTCCATGACATCAGCACCGTCCCGACCATCTTTCGGAGTCGGAATTTGCGCGACAGCCTTGGATACGGCGTCGTCGATCAGCGGACGGACATCGTCCAGCGTAACGGATTTTCCATCCTTCGGCACCGGCAACGCATTAACCGCGTCCCGGTATTCCTCCAAACCCTTGGTCAAGCCGGCGTCAACCGCCGATCGAACCATACCGTCAATGTCCGGAAGCTCCGGAGCGGGCGGAAGTTCGATAGCCTCGACGGCTTCCTTGATCATGGCCGGAATGTCCGGAAGCTCCGGAGCGGGCGGAAGTTCGATAGCCTCGACGGCCGACTTGATCATCCCGGCGACATCAGGAAGCTCCGGAATGACAGGTGGTTCCGGCAGCGGCGGAATGGCTTTGATGGCCTCGCGCAGTTCGTCGATTTGCTGATTAACCGGATCAAGGTTAACCGGCGCAGGAACGGCTTTGATCGCTTCGGCAATCATAGCCGCAACGTCAGGAACTTCCGGCGGTGGCGGCAAGGCTTCGACGGCGCTAATCAGCGTTTTAACTCGGTCCTGAATAGGCGACAGGTCAACCGGTTCAGGTAAAGCCGACACGGCCTCACGGACCATCGCGGAAAGCGCTTCCTGCATTTCCGGCATGACCACCGATTCCATTTGGCCGCGAATGTCTTTGACTTCCTCGGACACGATGGATTTCACGTCAACCGCTTCCAATTTGTCCAGGCGCGCGACGATAGGCGCAAGCGACTTGTCGACATGCGATTTGGTCGCCTCGACGATATCCCGACCCCACTGTTCCCAATCGAATCCAGCCATCAACCAAATCCTTTCAGGATAGCGATCAAAGCGGTCCGCGCGCCCGCTTCAAGTTCGGCTTCATTATCGTTATCCGCAGCCGGCGGCGCAACCGGTTCCGGCTGTTCAATCGGCAAGGCGTCACGTTTGGCGAGCCATTCGAGCGAATGGTCTTGCTCCTGCAGATAGACAGTGTCGCCGCCAGTCACTGGCCCACGGTTCAGCTTGCGGCGCATTTCGTTCACCGTCAATTTGCCCTTGGACTTTTCCAACACTTCCATTTGGGACTGCATGTCCATCCGCATCAGGTCTTCAATATCGATTTCGACACCGATGGTCACGCCGTCCAGACCAAGTCCATCGTCGAGCAAGTCCACGATATCCTTGATCAGGGTTTGCAGGCATTGCTGGAAATAGTCGAGCTTGGCCGACTGGACGTTATCATAAGCCGGCCGCTGTCCGATACCGACCATGTAAGGCGGAACATGATAGACGCTGCAGACGACTTCCGCAGTCCATTTCAATTGCTCAATCAACTGCGCGTCACTCGCCTTTTGGCGAATGGCTTCATATTTCATACCGTCGCCAAGCACGGCCACCTTACCAGCATTCGCGCCTGTATAGTTGGTCATCCAGTAATCTTTGACACGTTGCGCTGTTTCATCACCGATAGCGCCCGGCGCGCTGATGATGCCGCCTGGACGCGCGCCATTCTGGAAAAACAGTGCTGCGTCTTCCTGAATCGAAAGACCGGCCGTTGCTGCAAGACCAGCGGCAAACAATGGCGACACACCGACCAACGGATGCCAAATCGGATTGAACCGGTCATGGATGATTTCGCGCGCAGGAACCCTCACACTACCGCCCGGCACACTGGACAGATTATCCTGTTGCAGTTCATAGAACACGGAACCGTCATCGGCTACCAACACAGTGACCAGTTTCGGGTCAAGCACGTACATCGCGACGACGACGCCGCGCAGATCACGTTCTTTGAGAATATACGTGTTGCCGGTCTGGAGCTTGGAAATCACCCACGATTCCACGAACTGTTTCCATGTCTGGAAATGGTTCGGGCGGCGCAGGACCGGGCTATAAGCCGGGTTTGCAATCTCATTCCAGACGCCGTTCGCATCCTTTTGGACCAGCATGATCGGCAGTTTGGAGATATCGGACGCGATCAGGCTTTGGCAGGCGAACACAGCATGGAACGCCATCACGGAGTTATAGCTGACCTCGACATTCCGTTGCCACGCGCCGGGAAATGATTCGAAGATGGAAAACCAGCCGGACCGCTGCGCGCTGA